CTTCCCCAGATAAAAACAACAGTGGCTTTGGTGGCTTACTGTTGGTAACAGTTAGGAAACTATAATGAGAAACTTTGGTATCTGGTTAGCAGATAGTCCATTCGGTGGCATGTTGAAGGCAGCACTAGGTGCTGTCCTTGTATACGTTCTAGATAACATTGCGTCCTTTGACCTAGCACCTGTTGTCATTATTGCACTCGGTGCAGCATTGCCAGTGGCAATCAACTATGTCAATGGCATGGACCTACGCTACGGAAGCGTAAGCGAATAATGTATCCAGTTAAAGACATACCTATCTCTACTCACTATGGAGTGACTGGGAAAATCTGGAAGCGTGGTTGGCATGACGGTGTTGACTTCGCTTGCAAGACTGGTACACCTGTGTACGCAGCACGTAAGGGTGTAATTAGTTCCAACAGTTGGGGTGCTGACTACGGCAAGCACATCGTGCAACGCAGAACTTACCCACTAACCACTAAGAATCATCTAGTGTATGCACACCTATCTAAGATATTTGTACAGCCTGGTGAGAAGGTTAAGAAGGGACAGTTGATTGGTCTTACCGGTAATACAGGTAAAAGCACTGCTCCCCATCTTCACTTCGGTGAACGTGATGGTGCTCGCTGGAGCACAAGTAATCCAGTTAATCCTCAACAAACATTGTGGGCATGATGATTGACAAAGTAGAATCAAACAAAGACAAGCAATCCGTTATCTCGGGTAAGGCTGTTGCTGTTCGCATCAATGGCAAGACATCTTGGAAGGGTTCAGTGCGCAGTAAGCGCAACCTATGGGAGACTACCGTACAAGTAGAACTGCCAGGTGGTGGACTACCAAGCATCATCCGCTTCCGTTTCTGCCGTTACCCAGGAACTGCTAAGGCAGATTACACTGGTCACTTCTCTTACCCAGTGCATCCAGGTATGGCAGGTAAGACTGTATGGGTAACACTAGCCCACTCATTTGTATCTGGTGGTGCTATGCCAGTAGGGTTGTTCATTGACCATGATGGTACTGCACCTATCACACTTGATGGTCGTCAAATTAAATCTAACTAAATAAACAAACAAGAAAACCCCCCAAGGAGAAATCCAAGGGGGGTCTTTTTGCATTTAATCTATTGCTTTAACCATGTGTTGGCAGTAACAACCTACTACCTTACACATAGCATGTAGAGTCTTAGCCTTGTACCATAGTTCCCTTCGGAACATATGGGCTAAGGTGTATTCAGAGGACAGTCTTGATGCATCTCCTGCCCTACGACACTCACTGCAAATCATCTACCACAACTTCCTCTTGCTGAACATAGTCATTGTCTCTCTGTGGTGCGAAGCCACCTAGTTTTCTGACCATCTTGTTTAGTGCACGATTGGCTGCCATTGCTGTAGCCCTAGCAGTTGGTCGTTCATTGTTAACCATTTCATGAAGTGTCTTTGAATCAACATCCTCACCATAGAACAAGAACACTAGGTTCTGTTCCTTCTCTTCGAGTTCCTCGAATGCCTTCTTGATGTCCGCAGCGTAAGCCATGAAGTCACCAGACTCAGACGGGGCTTTCATTGTACGCCCCATGTTAGCCATGCTGTTCTCAATCTTCTGCCAGTCATCTGATAGCACAGCAGGAATCATCATCTTGATGAATTCCTTTTTGTAGAAGAACACATCGTCAGGTGCATACCCTTCTACTCGTGCCTTCTCCTTGATGCAGTAGTCATGCGAAGCATTCCGGAGGGAGCGAGCAATTAACTTGTCAGAGTCTTTCGACTCATGTGTAGTTGTCCACTCTTCCATCTTGCGTGGATGTTGAACGAACCACAACCATATCTCTTGTTCTAAATCTGCTTTCTCCACCATTGGATACTTGCGATGATATTCGGATGCAATCTGTCGAACCATTCCTTCATACTCTTGGACAAAATTATCATTAGAACTCATAAACCTTACCCTCAACTACGAATGAACGACCATTGATTGGTACGTTCACAGGAGTCACATTGCCTCTACGCTGATAAAGAATCGTGAATCCTTGCTGCCAGTTAGCACCAGTTTGTCCGAGATAGTGTGCTTGCCCCAAGTCCATGAGATGACCCACTTCCACCCCGTACAATCTGTGTTTAATGGTACCGCCAAAGCCAGTATGTTCGTGTTGAATCCCTTGCTTGTGTGTATGACCGCAGACAACTGAAGCCCCAATCTGTCTAGCAAGGGTAAGAGCCGTACCACCAGGTTGTTTGTTGGCGCGACCTTCATCGCCATGCGCAAGGACCCATCCTGGGGTGAATTGATAAAACTTTTCGTGATACGTAATTTCATTTTCACGATACCGAAGAAGTTTAGAATATTCAAGGTCACGTAGTGATGATAAGGCTGGTGCAAATCGTGTGACGTAGTTTTGGATTCGGTCTCCATGGTTACTCCTCATTGTGTGGAAAGGCTTATCGCCCAGTGCTTCCTTAAATCCTGTCATGATTCTTGTTGTCTCGTCTAGACCTTTCTGTAGAGTTCCTTCAAACTCTCCAGCCAAACCCTTGTTCCAACGTGACGGTTCTGGGCTATCAGCCTCATCACCTACACAGAACAACTCATCTGGTTCGTAGTCTGCAACAAAGTTCATAACTGCACGAGTTGCACGTTTATCTTGATACGGTATTTGCATGTCGGATAGTACTACGATACGCTTCATGTTGTTTCCTTATCTGTTTACTCAGTGTCCCATACACCATCTATGACCATTAGTGCAATGGTTGCATAGTTGGCGATGTCCACGAGTGTGTCTCGGATTGATTCATGCTTTGGTTCTTTGTTGTTATCTATAAGGTTGTTAAGCCTTGCTGTCTTGTCATGCATACGAACACGGATACCATTGAGTGCACCGCCAGGTGCATCAGTAATATTCTTTGGGCCATAGTCTTCATGCTTACTTAACAATGTATCTGCTAACTCATCTTGGATATCATACAGAGCAAAGCGTAAGCAGAAATCATCTACCTCTTCTTTGGCAAACTTAGAGTAACCTGAAGAAGGGTGTCGTTGCTTAGCCTCTTCACGTTCTCTATCTTTATCCCGAAGTCCTTTATTAGGTTCAGTATAACCCCAATCTCCTGCGATGTAAATGTGTCCCTCGCCGAAGTATTCATCTTCCCACTCACTCTTCATCTTACTCATGCTGCTACCTTCCCTCTAAAGAACTCTGTTCCTTGTTTGTTGAATATACTATTAACATCTTCACCATCAGGCATGTTGATTACAATAACTCCCTGAACTTCTCTCGCCAGTTTCTTACCAAAATCCGAACCTGGCTGGTCGCCATCCGCAAAAACATAGATACGCTCGAAGTCTTGTAAGAGTTTCGAGTAATGTCTTTTCCACGAGTTAGCACCAGGAACCCCAATTGCCGGGATACCACACTTTTGCGTGAGCGTGATTGCATCTATCTCTCCTTCACATACTGCTATAAAGTCAGTTGCCTGACCGATTGCTGCTACATTGTATAACCTTGTCTCACTACCAGACATGCCCATGTACTTAGGTTCTTCTCCGTTAATAGAACGGAACCTAATGTCCACCACACCAGTAGGTGTGAGGTAAGGTATGGCTAGCCTACCAACGAACTGTTCATGGCCCGGTAGAGGCTCTACGACCAAGCCCAGGTGGGCTGTATGCGCGTCTGCTAAGGTGATTCCCCGACTTGCTAGATACCCCTCTGCCTCCGCTATGTACTTTGCGTAGTGTACTACTGCTTTGCCCAGTGATTCTTTCTGCGACCTTGACTGCTTCACGAAATTCTATTCCTTCCTTCTCCATAATGATTTTGTAAGTATCACCTTTAATGCCACATCCAAAGCAATTGAATGCGTTCTCTTCTATGTTAACTGTGGCTGATGCATGTGAGTCATCGTGGAATGGACACTTAAGTTTCTGCCACCCATTACGCTCACGATAGATTGACCCACCATAATGCTCAAGCACAGCCAAGATGCTATGCTTTTCCATTAGTAACCTGCTTCCTCCAATAGTTTATACCATCCATGTACTGGCATTGTGGCGTACCACATGCCTACATCGGTAGTACCTTTCTTCTTGTGTACCACTGCACCGGTATCTGCCTTGTCGTTATGCATCTCAACGTCTAACTCTTTGAGCCATGCTGAAAGTTCCATACGCTGATGGTTCTTTACCTCGATAACAACACCAGGAATACCAGCAATATCGCCCCTGTCAAGAAGGCCAGATAGTGCTCGTCGTTCCACATGTTTTCTTCCCTTACTGTTAAGCCAGTTAACTACAGCAGTTTCTGCTGACGTACCCTTTTGTTTACTCTTACTCACGTAGTTCTCGTTCCAGTTCGGCAATGAGTTTCTTTGCGTAGTGTCTTACATTCCTATCGCATTCAACTATGTGGATAAAGATTGTAGTTGTCTCTTGTTCTTGATGGCACTGACTACACTTGATTCTTTTCTTTCTCATCATACCCCTCTGCTGGTATCACTAAGTAGTTATTATCGGATAAGTTTTTGTACGCTTTGCTGATTTTGTACATACAGTGAGCGCAGAAAGATTTAGGTGCAATTGTTCCCAAGACACCTAACTCACTTTTTTCATCAAGCACCATAGTTACATGCGCATCGTAGCCACAAGCAATGCACACTGCTTTCATCGTGCTTCCTCTAGGTCAGCCAAGTACATGTACTCAGGATTGAATCGCAGCCACACTGGCGTGTTACCGGATGGGTCAGCCTTACCATAACGATTCTTTACAGGTGCAACAGCCATCATTTCTTGATGTTGTCCGACTGTAAGGATGAGTGCTGGTAACTGATTAACCATTCCCTGTACTGCGCTTCGTGGTGGGCATGGGTCTGCGCTGTAGGATTCTTTAGTGTGGTGCAGTACAAGCACAGCCGCATTGGTATCTCTTGCAAGGTACTTCAACTCCTTCATAGCAGAACGCATACCACCAAACTCCTCGCCACCATCCATCGCCACATCCATGAGGTTATCAACAATGATTAGTGCAGGTGATTCACCTAACAGTTCTTCTATTGCTGTTACCTCATCGTCAATGTCACCGAGTCCAGGGTTGGAATCGAATGACCAGTAGATGTGTGATGCTTGGGCTAGTGCTTGCTTGGCTTGCTCTGGATTGTCTGAGATTATCTTCTCTGATTCTGATTGTGAATTACCAGTAATCATTGAGTACAATCTCATTGCCATAGTGTGTGCATTGGTATCCGCTGATAGGTACAGAGTTGGTGCCTGCATACGCAGGGCCAGCGCAAGGGCAAGTGTGGATTTACCTGCCCCTGGCTGACCTGCAATCATGCTGACCTCTGCCCTACGGAAGATGATTTGGTTCTCATCAAATGCACGAAACACTGGTGGCATAGGCTCGCCCCCTATATCGGGGCGACCTACTGCTCTCATTAGTGTCTTCATGTTATCTCCTAGGTAGTGATTAGATTAGATGCTATTCCAAGCAACGTCTTTCTTAGTGAGCCACTGTGGCTGGCACTGGTCTGCCGTACCCTTAGGTGTTGGACAGAAGTAACCCTTCCATTCACCCTTAGCACCGTTACCCTTACGACCAATCATTGGACCATGTGAACATGATACCTGACCTGCCGATGTAGGTGCAGCACTAGCAGGTGGTGGTACTGGTGCGAAGCCAGTGGTTGGTGCTTCACTTACTACTGTGCCACCTAGCGCATTAACCACTGTATCGATTGCGCTAGTACTGGGAGGTACCGGTGGCATACCTGTCAGTACTTGCTCTAGTGTTGCGATAGCATCTGCTGCACCCTCTGCTACAAGTGCATTGATGTTACTGATTAGTTCCTCTGCACTATCTCCACGTGCTGTGACGATAGTACCCTTGGTGGTCTTGACATTGACCACATAGTTTTTCTCTGTCATTACTTTCCTTCCTTATTCCATTCGCATTCTGTCTTAAATCCACACATCTTGCAGTGATTGTAGTTAGGTATGAACAGTGCACCCTTACGTGCCCTGTCAAAGTCACCAACTATCTTCTCTATCATGTTCTTAGTGTAGAAGTCTAGGTCAATCAGTGGTGATGTTGTACCACTGCGTGCCATCCAGTAAGTACCATACTTCGGTCGGATACCGAATGTCTTCTCCATACCCACAGCATACAGTGCTAACTGTAAGTCTGATGATGGTGTGTACTTGCCAGTCTTTAAGTCTACAATAACTAACTCACCATCTGGTGTCACCATCACACGGTCAATACCCATTTGGACTGGGACATCACCCATCTGTGGGGTCATTGCGATTTCAATGGCAGGCTTACCGTCAGGTGTAGTCCAGATACTCCAGCCTAGTTGACCAGTCCGGAACTGTACCCATGAGTCAAGCATGTTGCGACCCTCTTCAAGCCACCACTTCTCATCTTCCCCGTCAGGGTTAGCCTTGGTGGTACGTCCAGCCTTGCGCCACAGTACCGATTCCTGCCCCGTAGAGGCAACGTGAGCACTTTTAACCCTATCCCATGTATCTTTCCACAAGATATCTAATGCTTCTGGTGACGTTAAGTTATTCATCTGCTTTTGTTCACTCTCTCAATCTCATACATAGCCTTGTCAAAGGCTTCGGTAGCCTCATGAACTGATGAGCCACCTACTAACCACCATGAACCGTCCTCTTTCAACTGAACGATACGTGATAGGTAGTACTTCCAACCACAATCTAACCAGGTGGTTAGTTGTGAGTATGAGATGTGACTTGGTAAGTCATACCCATTTATTTTCACAGACATCTAGTGTCCTTTCTGTTGTACTTGCGTGGCAGCAACAGGTATTGCACCCGAACAAACAGGTGATGCTTCCCCTCATCATCTGTCCAACCACTTGGTGCTGCCTTGTGGTGGTGAGCATGCACTAGGAACACACCCACCACCCATCACTAGGAGAGTAATGAACAACTATAACTGGAAACCCTTAAGGGGTTTCCTATATAGTATATAACTAAGTATAATGATTTATTACCTCGTGTCAAATAAATCACCTTGTATCGGCGTGTCGTCAAAGATTTTGGTAGGTGCAAGCACCTTGAATACCCTTGCTACATCACCGGACTTGAGTGCTTGTATGTTACCACGTCCCTCGAAGTCCTTAGTTGCCATAGCCTCGGACTCATAAGGTCCAAAGAGGAATTGTCCTACGCCTTGGTAGTTAACACCAACCACGTACACATCCCTTTCTCTACGGTATGAGTCTATTAAATCCCATACGTCCTTGGCTAAATCATCTACAGATTCGGCGGGTCGTGATAGCGCATCAGAGATTGCATCGAGTTCCTTCTTCCTTGTTCTCATTTAACACCTAACATTCTCATAACTTTTTCATAACGATTTATGGTTGTCTTAGCATTGGACACAGCAACCAATAGCAATACGTTTAACACGTATGATACTGCGTTAATCCATCTCATCCGTTAACTCCTTAAGGTAATCGTCTGCATGTTCTACGTCATGCGCTATGTGTTCATAGTATGCAGCGGATACAACTAACATCTTAAGGGCAGGGTGTGCGTGTGTATTCCACCAGATACCTGCCTCCTCTCTGAACTCATCTGTCATGTTAAGCAGGAACAGTGGACTGTTATCTTCCATAGTCTTGCTTACTATCATAGTCACTAACCCAATCAAGACGTTGCTCGTCTGTGATTATCATCTCATAGTTGCAGTCAGGACAATAACTAACAGTAGTACCGTCATCATCTGCTGGTACTTCTATGTCAATGACCTCAGTGCCACACTCAGGACAATCCCAATCGTCACTTCTATTGCTAGCATACCAGCCTGACCCATGTAAACTAGAACTCATCTTCCTCTTCCTCTCTCATGTTGCGTATGACTGTAACTGGAACGTCATAGGTAATCTCTTCCAGTAGTATGTTATTCATAGACCGAATGCTGTGCCTCTCCATGGCAGTAAGCCCACCCCAGAAGCCGAACCGTTCATGCTTGATAGCAAAGTCAGCACACTCAATCTTAACAGGACAGTTAGCACATACCCTGCGTAGCATAGCATGTTGCTTGGGTGCTGTTGATGTGTAGTAACCATAGTCAGTGACGGATTCGCTTACAACCATGTCGTCATAGAACATGTCACCATCCATACCTGCACATGCAGCATCAGTTAAGTCAGGAACTATTAGTTCTAGTTCACTCATAAGTTCGCGTGTCATGGTCGTCCTCTCTCTGCGCCAGTGTGTTGTACCCAGGGAACTGATAGAGAAGTTCTCCCCTATCATCTTCCACTGTAAGGATACCTGCTTGGTCAAGGGCTGATGGAATCATAGGGATACCACCACTCATAGTAACAAACTTATCTAGTGCATTGTATACAATAGCCTCGTCTGTTATTGGGTGCTGACCCAGCCCATACTCTCCACTGTCCAACATCTCTTTGAGTATCTCATGATAGAAGTACTCAACTTCGTATGTAATCTTAATAGTTTCGGTCATGTTACCAATCCAATTTCTCTAGTTGTTTTTGTTCTTGTTGCCACCAGTAGTCGTTACTTCTAACAGTACTGTTAGGCGTGTAGCACATGCAGTGTGCCATGTGTTCATTGCAGTCTATACATGTATTGCATGCAGTGCAAGCACCCTCGTTGTAGTCGTCCTCTCTTAGGTGTGAGTAGCAATGGTAGCACACATCATAGATAGTTCTGACAGTACCGTCAGCATCTATCAATTCATCTGATGCTAGCAATAGATGCTTGTCCTTCTCGAAGAAGTCATAGTCCTCCTTGGATGCATAGCCATTGTAGTAACTACCAGTGTAACTGCTAGCCCAGTAACTGCGTGACTTGTACGAGGTGTTAGACCACCACACACCGTCAGCCCAGTGACCGTCCTTCTCGTTGAGAATGTACACCTCTTGCTTGAGGTCAGGTGCAGTACTGAGGATAGCAATCTTGCTACCTCTAGCCCACTCCTCTAGTTGCTTGAAGTACACAGGGTCATCAAGCACATCGACACCCATGTTAGGTAGCAAATCTTCAGCAAACACACGGGTATCCGAGCGTTTGTCACCAGGTTTGAGCGTGACCGGAAGCATACCATTGTGACCTAACACAATGTCCTTGCGTCCGTCAACCCTGAATGGGTGATTGTTCTCAACGTGTGTCGTACCGTGTGTGGTAAGACGTGCGTGGAACATACCGATAGCATCAGGGTTCTTGTCTAACTCTGCAAAGAACCTGTCAATGGTGACATCTACACGCATACCACGACCAGCCACAATGTGGTCACCGTGATGTACTGCATAGCCGAAGCCATCGTTGTTGTTGTAGCAAGCAATCTCTAACTGCTCGCGTGTTGGACGTGACCCAGGTAGGGATACACATAGCATACACATAATTACTCTCCATTATTCTGAGAAGTATAGGACTTCTCGTTAAAGCCGAACTCGACTGATTGATTGATGTAACTTAATAGATTTGGATACAAGTCCTTGCGACCTCGTAACCATTGGATAAATGCAGGTGCTGTTAGGTATTCCTCAGCACCTACACCTGACCTAGCACCGCGTGAATACTCAACGGCACTATGCACATACTCAAGTGCAGCGAGTATGCGTTCTTTCTTTAGTGAACCCCTGAACATACGCACTTCAAGGGTAGATGTTGGTAGTACATTGACAGCAGAATACCGTTGAGCATAGTTGTCTTGACCTTTTAGATGCTTAGGTATCTCTGCTCGTGCGCTCTTGTCAAAGGATGCATACGAACTGCCCTGCCTACCTGCAATCAGGTAAGACAAAGCCTTGTTACGCATGAGCAACAGCGTGAATGAGTACTGATGCAACCTACCATTGAAGCCACGTCTATCAACGTGAACATGTAGGCCACAGGTACTCCTGTCCCATGAGCGATAGCCCTTGTCCAGTAACCCTTGAGTCCATGCCCAGTCCATGTTGTGTGCATAGGCAAGGGTCATTGGGTGTGTGACTATCTCGAAGCCGTCCTCTAGTGAACTATCTTCCTTGAAGTAAGCAAGGTCACCAAGGTGCGCACGCACCAGTTCCGGTCCGTCATAGTCGTTACCACCAGACTCTACCTCTAACTCGAAGCCCATAAATACATGACGGTCAGCGTCAGGGTCGTTCTCTACCCAGTGGAACTGAGGGTACGGCTTGTAACTGTAGTCCTCAACAAGGTGGCTACCACTACAACAACGCCCATTGTTAGGGTTGTAGTCATAGTCGCAACGGTCACAGTGACGAGAGTGATTATCCCAGCAATCATGACACCATTCGTCACCACTTACACGGTACATGTTGTCACTATGGTCAACATCATTACATCTTTCACATGTAAACAAGTCGTCACCACAGGGTTTACAGTAGTTGTAGTAGTGCGAGTGGGTCTCTCTGTTAGGTGTCATGTCATTGCAAGAGTTGCACATAAAGAGGTGGTCCTCACAGTATGCAATCTCATCACGACCTAGCACCCAGTCATCATTGTCCATGTCTATCGTTACACCACACACACTGCCGTGTAATGTAACGTGTCCACATGTTGTCTGTCGCTCATCTAACTCAACATCTAGTGATGTATCTGACAGTACTGTCAGTGTGTCGTCAGTCATTGTTACTCATCTCCTCAAGGTGTGTCTGAACCGTGTCGCATAACAGGTTAAGCAACGCGTTCCACTCATCTTCATTCTTGATGTAGCCCATCTCGTGCAGGTCACTAGCGTACCAAGAGATAGCCTCATCTTTCCATGTTGTTTCGTCACTCATTGTCATACACCTTTCCTGGGTATGCCCAGCCATAATGCTTAGCCATCTCTAGCAACTCATCATAGATAGGGGTATCACTATCAGTACCCGACCAGCCCAACTCTGCATGGCTTGCAGGTATGAGTCCATTCATGTAGTCGCGCCAGTCCGTAAGGAAGGCAACCATTTCTTTCCATGTAGTACGCATCATTTCTCCTGATGTTCTTGCGTTAGTACATGCTCGGCAATCTGCCTAGCAATCTCCGATAATAGACGGCTACCTCTAGCGTGAGAGTAGTCGCATCTATGACAGTCGTAAGTGAACATCTGACTTAGCATCGCACCTGACCCGTCAATGGTTTCGTAGTAAGCCAGCACTTCAATGTCATTAGTAATCATCTTAACTCCTAGCGGTTCTATTATCAAGTTGTGACAGTACTGTCAGTTTGGCTATCGCTTGGTTGATAGCGTCTTGTGTGTATGCCACCCGTACAGCAGTAGCACTAGCCTTGCGTGGTGCATGGCGTGGCTTGCCCCGTACCTGTACATAAGAGGCACTGCGTAGCACCCTATGAGTAGGCACGTTATGCCCACGGATACCCCTGATTCCATTACCCTTAGCCATTGAGTAACTCCAGAAACTCGGGGTTACTTGCGATAGACGGGTGACGTGGAGAATAGTTGCGGTTCAGCAACTTATTCTTAACCGACTGCTCGCGTTGCTCACGGTCAATGCGTCCTTGATTTGCTTGCAGGTTGCGCACCTTACGGTTGCGCTTACGTTGAGCCTTAGACATCTGCCTAATTCCTCTCGCTAATCCTGACGGTACTGTCAGGGTCTCAGTGATTATCACCTTGACTATGTCAATCCTACCAGATAGTCAGGCTATTCTCAAGTCAAGTCGCAAGCCAGCAATACAGCAGTAAACCAGCAGTCCAGCAACACAACAGCAAGCCAGAAACATTCTGACAGTACTGTCAGTTTCAAAGACAAAAAAAATACCCCCCGATTTCTCGAGGGGTACTTTTCGTATCTGCCTAGATTGCGACTTCTTCCATGTCGTCAATGGATAGTCCCAATTCGCTGACTAATGTTGTCATGTAATCCATGACTTCCATTAGTCCGACTTCGCCTGATTCGATTGACTTCACAAGGTTTTCAGCGTGTGACTTCCAACCCTTAGCGGTTACCTTTTCGGTTTCCTCGGTGGTTTCGGCCTTGCCGACTACCTTGCCAGCGCCTGACTTATTCACGGCCTTGTAAGCCTTTAGCAGGTTGCGCCATTCGGTTAGTGTCTGCACCTTTTCAACTTCAGCAATTTTCATTGAGTAGTTGCCGATTGCAGAATTAACTTCCGACGCGGTGACCTTGCCTTCGGTTACAAGTGCGACATGACCTGACGCTATCCAGCGCCCGATTGTCTTGCCTGATACGCCTGACGCGGTTGCCAAATCTTGCTTACCACCATGCTTGCGATTGACGCTGATGAACCATGCGTACGACTCGGCACACGCGATTTCAACGGCACTCGCGGTTTCACCTTGCAGGGTTTCGAGGTGCTTAGTTAGCGCATCGGTTTCGTTGCTTAGTGACATGGCGGACTTGCAAGCCTTAACGGCGTTTTCGAATAGTTGATTCGACATTATTTCTCCTAGTGCTAATTAGACGCGCCAATCTGGCACGCCTAAAAAACACTAGGCAGATACTCGCTATTCAGTTTTCAATTTACGATTGCGCCCGAACCATGTACCCCAATGGGGATTCGGTGCATTGGTCCATTGTAGGCACACTTTTTTTCGATACGCAAGTCGAGCCAATAACCCCATGAATACTAGGGATTCTGACAGTACTGTCAGGGTTGCCA